AGCCTCTGAGGTTGATTCTGCGGCTCGCGTCGCACCACTCACACAACCCGATTCTGAGAATCAAATGTCCACAGCACCCGATATCAACGTGGTGCGCGATGAGGCTTCCAAAAAGGCTGCCTCATCAGAGCGTACCCGCATCAAAAACATTCAAGAGCTTTGCGGCAAACACGAAATGCGTGAACTTGCCGATCAGCTAGTTGAAAACGGCAGCAGCATTGATGTTGCCCGCGCCGCTGTTCTTGAAAAGATTGGCTCTAAGCCTGTCGAAAGTGTTGCTCCTGTTGATCTTGGTCAGCAGACCCAAGAGCGTTATCAATTGATGGATGGCGTCCGCGCCTTGATCACTGGTGATTGGTCATCTCATGGCGCTGGCCTTTGCCGTGAGTTGAGTCAGGAAGTTATTCGCTCCTCTGGCCTGAGTGCCACAGGTGAGCGGTCGTTCTTTGTTCCTTTCTCTGCCCTGTCACAACGCGCGACTTACGTCACGTCGTCTGCTGGCACAGGCGGCAACCTTGTTGCAACCGACCTTTTGTCGGAAGACTTCATCGAAGCCCTGCGCAATGCTTCACCTGTAGTTGGCCTGGGCGTTCGCACCCTGACCGGCTTGGTTGGTGATGTTGCAATCCCTCGCCGCTCTGGTGTTTCCAGTACCTACTACTTGTCTTCTGAGACAACCGCCATCACGCAGTCTGAATCGACTTTCGATCAGATCACGATGAGCCCCAAGAACCTGGCAGCCCTGTCTAAGTACAGCCGCCAGACCTTGCTTCAGGCCACCCCTGGTATTGAAGAGCTTGTTCGCCGTGATCTGACTGACGGCATCAACACTGCTGTTGATGCTGCGATCCTGAATGGTTCCGGTTCTTCCGGCCAGCCAACAGGTATTCGCAACACTTCCGGCATTGGATCCGTTGCGATGGGAACCAACGGTGGCTCATTGACCCTTGAAAAAGTGGTTGATCTAGAAACCGCCATCACCGAAGACAACGCGTTCGGCCCCAACATGGCCTATGTCACCAACGGCAAGGTGATTGGCGGACTGAAGAAGCTTCGCGCAGGTGGTTCAGCCGCTGGCGATGGCGCTTTCCTTTACAACTCGGATCTTTCCGCTATTGGTCGTGGCCCAACGCCTTTGACTCTTAACGGTTATCCCTTGGCAATGACAAACGCCGTTCCTTCTAACTTGACGAAGGGCACTAGCTCCAGCGTTTGTTCCGCTTTGGTCGCTGGCGACTTCAGCCAAGCCATGATTGGTTTCTACGGTAACGGCCTAGAAATCACCGTTGGCACTGACTCTGATGACTTTGCAAAAGCACTGACATCAGTTCGTGGCATCCTTACCTTTGATGTTGCCGTGCGCCAGGCTTCTGCCTTCGCATCGATCGAAGACATCACCACCGCTTGATGATCACAGGGGCCGGAAACGGCCCCCTTTTTTTTATGAAAGTCATTTGCACCAAAGCAGTCATGGCCAGCGGCCAAGCCCTTGAGGCTGGTCAAAGCTATGAACTAAGCGACGCCGATGGTGATCTTTTGATCCGCATGGGCAAAGCCGTTGAAGGCGAAGCACCTGCTAAGCCAAAAGCAAAACGCAAACCAAAAGCCAATGCCGCTAGCTGATTTTCTTACAACTGATCTCGGCGTGTTCTTAGACGATCCTTTTGCTGTTTCTGCAACTGCAGGATCTACAACAGCCAATGTGATCCTTGATCAGCCGGGCGAAGTGTTAGCAAACGGCATGGTCTTAAGCACTGATTACACAGCCACGGCGAAGACTTCCGATTTTGGGTCTCTTTTAAGAGGCGATGCCATCACCGTTGATTCCGTCGATTACACGGTGCGTGAGGTGCGGCCGATTGATGATGGCTTGCTTATAGAAATCTCACTGCAGAAAACATGACGACCAAGCGGGAATCAATCCTGGCAGACATTGCCACAAGCCTTGCCGGAACTGTGCAGGTTGGCTCGCGCATCTACAGGAGCCGTGTTGAGGCAATTGCTAGGGCTGAGAGCCCTGCCATTGTCATTGAACCAATCAGTGATGATCCTGAATACAGCTTGAGACTTGATCGCCTTGATTGGCGTTTGTCAGTAAGGATTTCTGTCATTGTCAGGTCTTCTCTTCCTGATCAGGCAGCGGATCCAATTGTTGATGACATACACAGCAAAATCACAGCAGACAACACCTTGGGTGGCTACGCCTTGGACATTGAACCAAGAGCGGTTGGATTTGAAATCATTGAGGCTGATCAGCCCGCTGGCGTGATCTCAATGAATTATCTGATTAAATATCGAACAACTGTCACAGACTTGTCGGCTGGGTAGAGAGGCTAAAATAAAAGCAAGTGCTTTTTCTTGACTTCTAATGGCAAAGCTCACCCGGAGGCAGCTCATTGTGGTGGCTGCCGAATCTACTTACAACTCTGACGCGACACCTGCCGGAACTGATGCGGTCTTGGTTCGCAACATTGATTTTACGCCAATTCAGGCCGACACCGTTAGCCGCGATTTGATCCGTGACTATCTAGGCAACAGTGATCAACTGCTAGGCAACAGTCGGGTTGAACTTACCTTTGAGGTTGAGTTTGCTGGCTCTGGAACGGCTGGCACCGCTCCAAAATATGACGCTCTTTTGAAGTCTTGCGGGCTTGCTTCCACCGTCGTTGCATCCACAAGCGTCACGTATGCACCGGTCTCAACGTCTTTCGGAAGCAGCACAATTTATGTTTTCGCTGATGGCATCCGCCATAAGATGACCGGCTGCCGTGGAACATTCAACTTGAATGCAAGCGTTGGTGAGATCCCGGTCATTAGCTTCACGATGACTGGCAACTATGTTGCGCCGACTGATACGGCATCGCCTAGCACCACGTACAGCAATCAGGACACCCCTGATATTTTCAAGGCTGGCAATACAACAAGCCTTTCTGTTCTGGGCTATGCAGCATCGCTGGAATCATTCAGCTTTGACATTGCCAATGAGGTTGTTTTTCGTGAGTTGGTTGGCAGCACCAAGTCTGTCAACATCACAAACCGTGCCCCGGCTGGTGAGTGCGTGATCGAAGCCCCAACACTGGCACAAAAGGATTACTTCAGTGTCGCCAACACTGATGCGACCGGTTCGATCTCATTCCAGCACGGTCAAGTTGCGGGGAACATCATCACATTTACCGCGTCCACTTGCGACATTGGAAACCCTTCCTACAGCGATTCTGATGGCATAATGATGCTTAACCTCCCCTATGTTGCAGTTCCAGGCAGCGCAGGTAATGATGAGGTTTCCCTTGCTTACACCTAATGGCCTTTGTCCTTAAAGCTTCTGATTCATACACCTGGCCTGTCGTTTTTCGGCAGCCAGGGAATGGGGGTAAAAGGGTAAGGTCTGATTTTGTTGCTGAGTTTGCGCGTTTATCTCAAACAAGAATTGCTGAGATTCAAGAGCAGGCTCAAAAACGTTCTGATGGAGACGAAAGCCAATCGATCAGCGACATTTCAGTGGCTGATGAGGTATTGGTTGGATGGGAAGGCATTCAAGATGGCGACGGCGAAGAAGTGCCTTATAGCTCTGCTGTAAAGGCCAAGTTGCTTGACGTGCCAATGTTGGCCTCAACAATTATTGAAGCGTATTTTCTTTCTCTGGTTGAGGAGAAAAGAAAAAACTAATTGGCGCCGCTGACTATTGGGCCGGTGGCGCAGTTGTTGACGAGACGGCAGAGCACGCCAAAGCTCTGGGGATTGAGATTTTGGATAATGCTGAGCCGATTGAACACTTTGAAGTGATTCCATCGGCATGGCCTGCCGTTTCTTTGTTCCTAAAAGTCCAGACCCAATGGCGGACAGCTATGGGCGCATTGATTGGGTTTGATTATTCGGCAGTGCGTTGGTGCGTTGAGCTGATGGGTTTTGATGATCCCTTGGCGGTACTGGATGACCTGCAGGTCATTGAAGGTAGACTGATCGAGACACTAAACAAGCGCGAGAAATAATGGCTCTCGACATGGCAACGTCTTTAACCATTAAGGCGAATGTTGTCGGGGAACAGCAGCTTGCGGGATTACGCAAGGGCCTTGGCGGAGTAGAGAAGGCAAGTAATAAAACAAGCACAGCCATGACGCGGCTGCAGCAAACATCTGGCAGGGCAATTAATGCTTTGCGTGGTTTTGTTGGTGTTGTCGCCGTTGCTGGCTTGGCAAGATTTGCAAAGAGCGGCTTAGACGCTGCTGACTCAATGTCGAAGTTGTCTCAGCGAACCGGCATCGCAGCGCCGATGCTAGACAAGTTCCGCAAGGTAGCAGAGCTAAGCGATACCAGCATTCAAAGCCTAGAGCGTGCATTCCCTGCATTGACGAAAAATATTGATGACGCTGGGCAAAAAGCTAAGGGTCCAGCCTTTGACGCTTTCCAGCGGCTCGGCGTTTCGGTGAAAGACGTTAATGGGAAAGTTAGGGCTGCTGATGACGTGTTTCTGGATATTTCAGATCGATTTGAGCAGATGGCTGATGGCACGGAAAAGGCGGCGCTTGCCTCTGCTGTTTTTGGCACTCGGATTGGTTCTGAATTAATCCCGCTTTTAAATGCTGGCGGTGATGCTGTGCGCAACATGAGCACAGCGATGACTCAAGAGTTTGCAGACAGAGCCGCAGTTTTCAATGATCGTATTGAAAAGATGCAGGAAAAGCTCGGGGATTTAGGGCAGCGTTTGTTGGTTGCTGTTGTCCCTGCCCTTGAGGCTTTGGTTGGTGTGGTTGAAACGCTTGTGACTGCATTTACTTCTTTGCCCCAACCATTGCAAACGTTGACTGCATCAGTCACGCTTTTGGGCGGAGCATTTCTTGTGTTGTCTCCTTTGATTGGCGGCGCTGTGACCCTTTTAAAAGGTCTTGCAGTCTTGAAAATAGGAGCAACAATTGCTGGCTGGCTGCCAGCGATCTTGGGGATTGGAGGAGCTCTTAAAGGTGTCGCCGCGATTCTTGTGGGTGTGTTCTCTGGCCCTGTCGGCTGGATTGCGCTTCTCGTCGCCGCTGGCGTTGCCATCTACTCTTTCCGTGATCAAATAGGCCAGGCACTTCAAGCAATTGGGGATTTCTTCAAAGCAGGTTTTGAAGTCGTTGGAGATATTTTAAAAGCAGCGGCTAAATTTTACATGGATTTTTATGTCACACCAATATTAGGTTTTGGTAAAAACCTAATAGATGGGCTGATTGGTTTGTTTGCCAAAATTGCAGACGTTGTAAAAGCTCCATTCCTAACGGTTGTTAACTTTATCAAAGGGATCTTTAACAATGTTCTTTCAACAATTGGCAGGGGTGTCAATGGCGCGGTTGGCATGGTCAACCGTTTGATTTCTGGTTTTAATCGATTGCCAGCGCCAATTCGCTTATTTCAGAATATTCCATTAATTCCGCAAATGACGGTCCCGCAATTTGCAAAGGGTGGTGTTGTTAGTGGGCCAACGCTTGCAATGGTTGGGGAAGGTGGCGAATCTGAATATATTGTCCCCCAAAGCAAAGCCTCTGGGTTTGCAAAGAATTGGATGGCAGGCCGTCGCGGGATTGGCGCTATTCCTGGTTTCGCTGACGGTGGCGTAGTTAATGCAGGCACCGGCAGCGGCGGAACAGGCAACACGACAGTACAAGTCACAACCGGTCCGGTTCTACAACAAGAGGGTAAGAATTACGTGACAGTGAGAGACCTTGAGGGGGCTCTTAAGCAGTTCAGTTCCCAGATGTATAGAAATCAGCGCAGCTATGGCGGCCGCCGCTTTCAGGGGGTTGCAGGGTGAGCAGATCTCAGATGGCTACATTGCGTGTTTTTAGCGGCGCAACAACTTATGTGCGTTGGCAAAATTATTTTGTTAATACATCGCTCAGTTTTTTGTCCCAGACTTGGGAGTTTTTCCCTTTTGAGTTTGGAGGTATTAGCGAAAGTGCCGCGCCTGGCGGTAATGAACTAACAATCAGTGTTCCAGCTACGAGCACGGTTGTTAGTGCATTCTCAGAAGCGCAGGCAAACTTGAGATTGTGTGAAGTGACCTTGTACGAATTTAGTGCCTATGCCTCTCAAAGCGTAGCGCCAACGACTTACACAGTTGTTGCTTCGCACTTGGGGCAGGTCTTAGACTTAGGTGGATCTTTTGTTGATCTTCAAATTGGCTTAGGAACAGTTTTGTCACCTGTAGGTTCTCAGGTTCCACCGCGCACCTATAGCACTTCATTAATTGGCTCACCTTTAAGACAATGACAATTCAGGTTTCTGACCCGCTGCAGTTGTTGCCCTATCAGTCTGGGGCTGTCACGTCTCCAGGCAAAGAGAGCGCAGCAGATGCTTCGTCAGATCTTACTGGACCTCAGCAGATTGCAAAGATTGGCGAGCCTGTGCCTATCGTTTTTTGTCGCAGAAGGAACAGCAACGGCGGCGTTTTTGTAAGCCCAAAAGCAACAGAGGCAAGATATGAGAATGACGTTGATTTAATTGTGGTTTCAGAAACTTTTTCATCGGGAGGGACTGTTACATCTAGGACAACAAGGGCAAGAGAAATTTTAAAGATAAAACTTTGCGTTGTAATAAGCGAAGGGCAAATGCCCCCAATCAAGCTCAATGACATGTTTTTTGGCGAATGCAAGCGGGGCACTTATGCACAAACCTACGATAGAAGAGCTGGGACATGGATCCCCGGCAATTTTATTGATGGTTATTTAACAAACACAATCACAGGAAATGTATTGCCGACTAATGCCCAAGCGGGCGAATCGTACTATTTAAAAGATATTGGGAAAGTTTATCACTACACGAGTAGTATTGTTCCTGGGGGTGATCCGTTCTTTGTCATCACTGATCATGTAGATCACAACCTTCCGGAGTATTGTGGCACGTCCGGTAGTTATGACAACATGACCGTTGTTAGCTTTGAGCACACGCTTTTTAACTTAGATAATTGGAACCTTCAAATTCATGCTTTTGTTAAAAAAGGGATGAAAGTCACAAGGCTTGTTGACAACACGTTGGGGCCGAGCGACAACTTTGTGGATCTTGCAAAGTATTTAATTGAAAAAAGTTCTGCTGTTCCGAGCGACTTAATAGACAACACGTTGCTTACATCTGCCGCTAATTTCTGCGAAACAAATTCATTTTTTTATAATGGCAAGCTAGAGCAATCTGTAAACCTTAGCGATTGGATGCAGGCGCATGCACATTTCTTCCTTTTAAGGTTTTCAAAAGTCAATGGTAAATTCGCTTTTAGGCCAACGCTGCCAGTCAATACAGACAACACAATCAAAACAACAGCCATTTCTTATGAGTATGGTTTCACGGAGTCTGACTTATTGCCGGATGGTTTTGAAATTCAATATATTCCTTTGAGTGAAAGAAACGCTGTCATTATGCAAATGATGTGGCGAGAGCAACCAAGCGGCGACATTGGCTTTGCACGAACTACAAACGTTAAATTTTCGGGCACGTCTTCCGATGGCCCTTTTGAACAGCATGATTTAAGTCTTTTTTGCACGAATGAAGATCACGCGGTAAAAGTTGGCACTTACATGTTGTCACGTCGGCGTAACATAATGCACAATTTACGCATTACGGTCAGGCCGGGCAGTCACTCAAGCATCCTGTCTGTTGGCGATATTGTGAGAGTCAGGCTACGGCGTGAAACTGCTGTTGATCAAGTTGAATATCATGATTTCTTGTATGAAATCGATCGAATTGAAAAAACCAGTACAGGGCCGATCACTTATGACCTAACGCATTTTCCTATTGATTCACAGGGCAGAAGCGTTGTTGCGCTAGACGTTGCCGGAGCAACAGGGCCAGGGATTGTATTGGATGCTGGAAGGCAAAATTTTGATTGTGATGTAAACACTGCCTCAACAGACTTGCCAGATGTTGGCCGGGGGCCGTTTGATGGCACTGGAGGCACCCCAAACACTCCGACACCTTCTCAAGTAGATCAAGATTTAACACCTCAGGGCGGCACTGATTTTGGATTAGGCGGTTCTTCTCCCGCAGGATCAATAAATAATCCTGCAGATCCTTACGATCAAGAACCTACGGCAACAATTCAGGGATATACGGGCACGCCAGAAGCTGGCGACACTTTGACGTTTACGCCAAGTTGCGCAAACCCGTTAATTAAGTGGTATCTCATCGATATCAACACAGGCGTCAAGACTGAAGTGGCAAGCGGCGTGGCACAGTCCTACATCGTTACAACTGCGGCGCAGCAAGAAGGGGTAAGGGTTTACGCCGAGGGTTTCTGCCCTGACCCTGGCGCACCTGGAGGCTATGCGGTTGGCATTGAGTCAGATACCGTTGATGTATTTGATGAAATTATTGATTGCCCTGGCGGTGGGGACTCTGGGAACCAAGGCACCTTTACTAAGGTTATTAACGTTGGAAGCGCATTCCCTGGTTCGTTTGTCTTTACATATACTGCCTTTACGATTCAGGATCGCTTTGTGATTTCGGGCGCAGCAACACTCGATACAGGCTTTGTCAGCGGCACAAATGTTCCCGTTACTGTTCAAAAAACAAGTGCTAACAGTTTGATCACTGTGACCGTCTACGCACCTTCAAGCGGGACGGCATGGAATTATTCAGTTGGCTGTGCCTCTTAATTATGTCTAGCTTTCTTACTGTCCCACCTTCTCAACGTGTCTTGATCCCTGGTGAGGCGGTCAGTTCTCAGCTGCAAATGTTAAACGGAGATCAGCACTATGTAAGACAGAGCAATGCAACTTTAAATCATACTTTGAGACTAAGTTATGCCGCGTTGACAACTGCCGAAGCATTTTCCCTAGTAAGCCATTATTTTTTAAACGGTGTTTTTTACGGTTTTGATCTGCCGTCAGAGGCAACGCAGGGCATGAGTTTAAGTATTCCCTCTGGTTATCTTTGGCGCTATGCAGCCGCGCCAGAATGTGAGAGCAGCTCTACCTCAACTTCCGCGTCTGTTGAACTTGTGTTAAAGCCACCTAGCCTGACTTAACCATGGCCGACTTCCCTACTATCTCCCCAGACTCAATTGCTTTTGAGCTAGGGGGGATGAATGTTTCCGAGGCTGCCGCCAAGACTGTTGGAGGTGTTTATTTTAGGCACAGTCTCAAGACTGATAATGTCACTTGCACTGTTAGTTTTCAAAACATTTTAAGTTCAACAGTTGAGGAAATAAGAAATCATTATTTTGCACGGGGTGGTTCGTCTTTGCCGTTTAGCGTCAATCATTCTTCTTTCTGGGGCGCTATTAATGTTGTGCCAACAGATTCAACGTATCGATACAATGCGCCGCCAGAAGAAGAGCATTTTGGTGTTTATAACAACGTAACAGTTTCTTTGCTGGTAGCACTGGGGGCAGGGGGGCTTGCAAGCTCTTACATTCTTGTTGGGGAGCCTGCTCAATTAGGCAGCTTGGCGGCTTTCAGCAGTTACGCCTTTTCAGGCACTGCGCCATTCATCTTGGATGCCGACGACGCTGATCCTGCAGTGGCCACCAGCCTTATACTCAACTCAGGTGGTGCCGAATCATGACAGCAACAAACGTTAGGGTGCAAATGCAGCAGCGGCGGGACACTGCCGCAAATTGGACAAGCACAAACCCAACGCTTTTGAATGGTGAGTTGGGGTATGAGACGGATACCAACAAATTTAAAATCGGCAATGGCACTGCAACTTGGAGTGCTCTCGCGTATGTCCCTGGATTTGCAATTAGTGCATACCCGTTGGCTACTGCAGACATTGCAGACAATGCCATTACTGCAGCAAAAATTGCAGATGGAGTGATTGCCAATGCTGAGATTTCTTCGACCGCTGAGATTGCTGTTAGCAAGCTTGCAAATGGAACTGCTAATCAGGTTCTTGTCACAAATTCTGACGGGGCCACGGTGTCGTTTAGTGACAACCTTAGCCTTGACGGCTTCTTGGGAGTCGTCGGGCAGGCGGTTTTTCTTTCACAGGTCACAATTGAGGGCAACTTAACTGTTAACGGCACAACAACAACAATCGATTCGACCACGCTTGTAGTTGAAGACAAAAATATTGAGATTGGAAAGGTTTCGACTCCTTCTGATACAACGGCTGACGGCGGTGGCATCACGCTAAAAGGTGCCACAGACAAAACTATTAATTGGATTAACGCAACTGATGCGTGGACATTTAGCGAACACCTGAATATTGCAAGTGCAAAAGAATTTCGCATTGCTGGCACGAAAGTTCTTGATGCAACAAGCCTGGGCGCTGCTGTAGTCGGATCCAGCCTGACCAGTGTCGGAACGATTGCAACTGGTGTTTGGAACGGCACGCCAATTGCAACGGATTACATTGCAGACGATGCAATTACCAGTGCCAAGATAGTTGACGGCACGATCGTCAATGCAGATGTTAATGCGTCTGCAGCAATTGTTGGTACGAAGATAAGTCCAGACTTTGGTAGTCAGGCTATTACGACAACTGGGATTATTAATGCAAACGGCAAAGTTAGTTTTCCATTAGGCACTGCAGCCGCACCAAGTTTACTGCCAGGGGCTGATACTAATACTGGAATCTTTTCACCTGGAGCGGATTCGTTAGCGATTGCAACGGCTGGAGCGCAGCGCGTCACTGTTGACAGCTCGGGCAGAGTTGGGATTGGTACTACGAGCCCTGCACAGAAATTAGTTGTTGATGGAAACATTCAGCTTGGGACATCTTCAGGCAGTGGAAAATTATATTTATCGTCTTCATCCGGTTTTTCTCCACGTTTAGAAGAGAACAGCAATGCTTTATCGGTTCTTACCAACAACAACGAGCGCCTACGAATCGACAACTCGGGAAATGTGGGGATTGGAACGTCGTCGCCTTCAACTAAAGTACATATTACTAATAACAGTAACTCTTCTACTCAATACCTTAATTCTGATGCAGATCTTCTAATAAGTGCGGCAGGTACAAAAGGTGCCGTGCTAAAACTTACAAACAGTGGTAGTTCAACAGAGTCTGCTATTGTCTTTGATCAGAGTGGCACTTTAAAATTTAATGCTCGTGAAAACGAGCGCATGCGAATCGACAGCTCGGGCAAAGTTGGGATTGGCAATACTGGGCCTCAGCAAGCTCTCCATGTCACGCAATCTGGAGGCAACAACTTTGCTGGCATTCGGTCGCAAAACAGTAACAGTGGCATTGGAATTGCGGGCATTGAGTTTTCGTCAGATGTCACCTATGCAAAAGCTGCTATCGGCCAAGTCCGCGACAATCCCAACGGCGCTGGGTCGCTTGTATTTTACAACGCAAGCAGCATTGGTGCCGCTAACTGGTCAACGGCGGATGAGCGGATGCGAATCGACAGATCGGGCAATGTATTTATCGGTGGAACGTCTGCTGCAACTGCAGATATTGCGCTGAATGCGAACGGCTCGGCCTCATTTAAGAGTCGAGTTACGGCTGAATTATCTGACCCAAATAATGCTTGCTTTAATGCTATACATACGGGAACTGGTGCAGTTGGTATTGATATTCAAGACAGTACAGGCGTTAAAACAAGGCTGAAGGCGGACGGTTCGGCCACATTTGCTGGCACGGTCACTGCCACAGCCTTCAGCGGTGATGGATCCAACTTGACTAACCTCCCTGCTTCTGGTGGTGGTGGTGGTGGGGTTAGTATTGGACTTGCCATTGCGCTAGGATGACCCTATGGCCGAAGTCTTCAATAACGCATCCGTCAAGTTAACGACGACAAATGCGACAGATTTATACCAAGCGCCGACAAGCGCGGCAACAGATCGAGCCATTGTGCTGAGTTGTCTGGTTGCCAACGTTGATGGCAGCGCTGGTGCTCAAATTACAATTGCCTTAACGGACGGCAGCAATACTGTTTTAAGCACTCTGGCTAGCACAATTGCTGTCCCTGCAGATGCGTCTATTGAGATTATTCCAAATAAAGTAGTCATGAAGCAATCGCAAAAGTTGCGGGCAACTGCATCTGCTGCGAATGATCTTGAGCTTACAGTTAGCGCATTGGAGATTACATAATGGGAACAGGTGGAATTATTGGAAAATTAAATCCTTCAACGACAAATAGTGCTTCCGGAGTGTGGTCAGTAAATGAAGTTTTTCTGCGTAATACTGTTAACGGTGAATGGCCGAGTTTTAATGCGCCCGATCCGGTTAGTTACAACATACTAGGTGGTGGCGGTGGCAGTGGCTCTGAGCAATCTAGTGCTGGTGGGGCTGGCGCTCTTTTAGTGCAAGGTACTTGTTCTCCATCAGGAGGTATTGCTTATACCGTGACAATTGGTGCTGGTGGAGGCCAAAATACTGCTGGCGCAGCAAGTTCATTAGTAGGGTCAGGAATAAATGTGTCAAGCGCTGGTGGTGGCGCGGGACTTAGTAGAGTTGGCGGAAGCAATGGCTCCTTTAGCGGAGGTGCTGATGCAGCAGTTGGCGGAGGCGGCGGCGCAGGCGCTGCTGGACATGGTGGTAGTGCTGCAACCTTTGCTGGCGGAAATGGTGGATCTGCTGCTTCATTGCCTTTGTATCCCGCTTCGATTCCTACACCGCACAGTTCGGGCATAAATGTTGGCGGCGGTGGAGCTGGAGCTGGTTTAAGTAGCAATGGGTATCCAACGGACCCCAGTGGTGGTGCAGACTCCAGTGGTGGAGCTGCCAATGCCGCTGCTCCTGCTAACAAAGGTGGTGGAGGTGGTGGAGATCAAAGTTCTAACAGTGGCAATTCAGGCGGCTCTGGCCGAGTCATTTTGCGTTATGCCGACAGCTTCCCAGCAGCTACATCAACAACTGGCAGTGTCACAGTTACAGTTTCAGGTGGATATAGGCATTACGATTTTACAAGTTCTGGGAGCATTACTTTCTAATGGCACATTTTGCGCTAATTAAAAACAATATTGTTCAACAAGTTGTTGTTATTGGCAACGCTGACCTAACAAACAGTGAAGGCAATGAGCAAGAAGCTTTAGGCGTTGCATTCTGTCACGCGTTGTTTGGTGCGGATGGCACTTGGATACAAACTTCGTACAACAACAACATACGCAAAAACTTCGCAGGTATTGGGGACACTTACGATTTAACCCGTGATGCGTTTATCGCACCAAAACCTTATGCAAGTTGGGTTTTGAACGAAACTACTTGCCAATGGGATGCACCTACGCCTTACCCAGATGATGACAATGATTACGAATGGGACGAGTCAACAACTGCATGGGTCAAGGTTGAAGTCCCTGAATAGAGCTATCAATGGGCGTGCTCAGTTGGGCTTGAGTTAGTCTTACTTCATTGTTTCTTTTTTATGGCAAACACCTACCTCTGGAAAGTCGGTCAATGCGACCGCACTTTGGCTGATGGCGTAATCTCAACGCTCCACTACACCGTTTCAGCACAGACTGATGACGGTGTTTACTCTGCTGGAGCGTATGGCTCAGTTGGTCTTGAAGCACCTGATGCTAAAACCATGATTGCGTATGACAGCGTGACCGAAGCGAACTGCATTGAGTGGCTAAAAGCTGCGCTTGGCGGTGACGAAAAAGTCACTGAAATCCAAACTGCTCTAGACAATCAGCTCACAGAAAAACGCACCCCAACAACAGGTGCTGGTTTGCCCTGGTCAGCCTGATGCAACGACCCGACCCAATGATCCCTTGCAAGCCAGGGGCTGAAGATTTGACTGCGATGAATAATCGCAATACATGGCTAACAATGCTCTATATGCTGGAAGGCCGGGACAATCCTGATCATCCACAACGCGGTCTTTACACCGGATTGCACAAAAAACACT